GCGCGAAACTTGAGCATCCGCCGCGGGTGGTCGGACCACGGTCCGTTCTTGCCCCAGAGCTTCGCCGTCTTCGCGTCGGCGACCGTGAACGATTCGGTCTGCGGCTCGCAGCCGCGGCGCTTCGCCGTGACCTTGTACCCGTGCGAGTCCTTGCCGGCTTCGCCGATTTCCTCCTCGGCGTAGGACTCAAGCTGCCCGGACGAACGCACGAGAGCGAGCGCCGCGTCGCCGAAGAGCGACGGCCGGCCGTTCACAACCGCGATGTTCGAGAGCGCGGCCATCGGAGTGAGCCCGAGCTCCGCGCCCCATTGCAGCGCGACGAGCACGCTCTCGGGTTTCTCCATTCCTCGCGGCGCGAAGCCGGAGGACACGATTGCCTTCGCGAATCGGAAAGCGTCTTCAAGCGAGGTCAGTTGCACGCCCGAGGCACCGAAGCTGATGGGCGAGGAAACGGTCGGCTTGGTTGCCACCGCGAGGTCTGTCGTTTTGTCGTCTTGCATTGTTGTGTTGTGTTTTGTGTTTTCCCCGGCGCGTCGCGGATGAGGCGGCGCGTCGGGTTTTAAGATCAGAAGGGAACGTCCTCGGAGATCGGCGCCGCCGACTCGAGCTTGATCGGCGGTGAAGGCAACGTGCCGCGACCGCGGTGAACGATGGTCCGCGCTGCGTTGCGAAGGAGCACGTCATCCGGCCGCGGCGGGAACGGCGTGCCATCGTTGCGGAGACGCGGCTCCGGCTCCTGCGCGTACCACTCAATCGACTTCGGCGAGAGCGATCCGAGCGGCGTGCCTTTGTTCTTCCCGAAATGCACCGGCACGTCGGTCGCGTTGTCGATCACCTCGGAGGGTGGCGGGATCTCCTTCGGACCGGCGCTTGCCGGCTTGGAAGCGACCGCAGTAGCGGCCGGCTTGTTTTGCGTGAGTGCCGAGCGGATGGCGCGGATCTCAAGGAGGAGTTCGTTGAACTGTTCGTTTGTCATATCAATAGCCGTCGCGTCGGAGTTGCTCGATCAGTTTGCGTTCGTAGGTTGAAACGTAGATCGACTTGAAGCCTAGATCCCACGCGAGCCGATAAGCCCACGAGACAGAGATGCCAGCGTCGTGCGCGAATTCCTTCGGCGTCTTTCCCTTGCGCAGCGCCGAGTCGAGCTGCGTGCGAATATCGTAGAGTCGGATGTCGCAGTTCATGTCAGTTTGAGTTCCTCGGTTTTACCGTCGCGTGCAATCTGCGAAAGATTCCGCACGGCCTGCCGGTAATAGCTCGACTTGAGTTCGACGCCGACACCTTTGCGGCCATTGAGCACCGCGCCATAAACCTCGGAGCCGACGCCCATGAAAGGCGTGAAAACGACATCTCCGGGATTCGACCAGAGAACAACGGCGCGCTCGATGACGTCCAGTTGCAGCGGGTGAACGTGCCGCTCGTCGTCCTTGTCGCGGCTCTCCTCGTAGGCGAGCACATTGTCGATGCGGATGTCGTCCCAGACGCAAGACGCGTACTGTCTCCAGATCCAATGCGAGAAACGGTTCTCGGTTTGCTTGCCTTCGTGTCCCTTCCACTCGAGCAACTCACGCGGCATCTGCCGCTCGCCGGCGTAGGAGTGCAGCCCTGTCGGGTGCTCGACCGGCACGGGGTTCTCGCCCTTCTTGCGGAAGCAAAGCAGGTAGTCGCCACCGGCGACGTCGCATAACGTCGAGTCCTCGACGATCTGAGCGTGCGCAAGTCCCTTCGCCATCGTCCGCAGGCGGACGCCGAGCGGCTCCTTCCAGATCACGCGCCGCATACAGAATTGAAACCCGTGTTTCTCATGGGAGCGGATGATGTCGCCGGGAAAGTCGATCAGCCCCGAGCCTACGTTCGCGGCGACTCCCATCTTTGCGGTCGGCCCATTGCCAGTGCCAGCCACGTCCATGCAATGAACTGCGGTGATGCGTCCCGGCTTAGTAAGCCGCGCCAGTTCCGAGATCACGAAGTCGTAATGCTCGAAAAACTCCGAGTAGGACCGGCAGTTCGAGAGGTCGCGCTCGCTGCTGGAGTAATTGTAGAGACCGCAGAACGGCGGCGAGTAGACCGAGAAATCAATCGACCCGTCAGGCATTGCGCGCATGACGTCGATGCAATCTGAATTGTAGAGCGCGAACCGCTCCGTGATATGTTGCTTGTCGTTGTTCATAACCATTTCGGGAAACTGGGATTGAATTGAGCGTGCTTTGCTCCCTCGATGCGGAGCTCTTCGTTGATGAGTGAGACGAGATGCTTGAACATCGCGTCGGCTTGGTCGGCTTTGCGTTGCAGATTCGAGACGACGCCGGACTCGCCCTCGGATGCGACGACGTCGATCACTACGTCCCGTTTCTGCCCAAAGCGCCAACACCGTCGAACGGCTTGGTACCATTGCTCAAAGGAGTGAGACGGGAAAAACGTCTGGTGCGCGCAGTGCTGCCAGTTGAGACCAAAGCCGGCAATCTGCGGTTTAGTGATAAGCACCCGCAACTGACCGCTCGAGAATGCCTCGAAGGTCTCCTCCTTCTTGTCGTCCTCGTCATCGCCGGATACCTCGGCGGAATCCTTGATGAGTTTGGAGAGCATCTTGCCCTCGTCATTGAGGTGACACCAGACAACCGCCGGACGTCCGGTATTTCCGACGAGATTCGCGACAAGCTCGCACCGTTCCGAGATGGTGCGGCGGCGCTCCTCGCGTTGCTCGCCGAGTGACATCGCCGGCAGGTCGAACAGCATTCCGTCGCGTTGACTGCGAGCGACGACGACGTGCTCTCGGGTCGTTAGCTTCGGCAATTTGAACGGACCGTCATCGCAGCCCATATCACTCGGCCGGCGAACCGCCCGCGCCCACGAGCAGACCCAGCGCCAGAAGTCGCGCTCGGAATGGCCGCGAAACCGCCAGACTCCGGCGCGGTGCTCGTCGGATCTTGAGGTCGTCGGTCCCTGCTTCTTGAAGAAGCGTCCGAGCATATCAGAAAACCCCATCTCGCCGAGCGCCTCGCTTGAGGTTCCGAGCTCGATGTAGTCGTTCGGCGCTGCGGTCGCCGTGCAGAGTAGCCGGTACGGGATCTTGCGGGCGAAGTCGGTGACCGCGGCCTTGGTCATGCCGTCGAAGTTTTTGAGGATCGAAGACTCGTCGCAGACCACGCCGGCGAACTGAGCCCGGTCGAAGTGGTGGAGCCGCTGGTAGTTCGTCACGACCACGCGAGCGCTAGCCGGGAACTTGCCATCCGATGACCGGACGCAGTCGATGCCGAACTTCACGCCCTCCTCGACGGCCTGCCTAGCGACGGCGAGCGGCGTCAGCACGAGGACGGGACGATTGGTCTGGCGCACGATGTTCTCGGCGAACGTTAACTGGATGGCGGTCTTGCCGAGCCCGCAGTCCGCGAAGATCGCAGACCGGCCGCGCTCAACCGCCCATGTCACAAGCGCCCGCTGAAAGTCGAACAGCTTCTCCGGCATGAAGGTCGGTGCGAAGCCGTGCTGCGCGCCGACGTGTCTCTTTGCGTCTAGAAAAGTCTCGTAGTTCACCGCGCACCTCCGGAAAGCCTCGCGACCTTTGCGCCGTAATTGACCGTCGCCGCCTTGCGAGCGCCGGCCGGCCCGCCGTTGTGAATCCGCGCCAGCGTGACGACGTCACCCGCGGCCCACGCCTTCGGCGCGTATCGTTGCAGGTAAGCCGAGACGACTCGCCGAGCGAATCCGAGGTCCGAGACCTGCTCGTAAGTGCCGCCGACGCGGGAGTCGGTGAAGTAAGCGCGACTGATCTGGAGCGGCCCTAGGCTGCGGCCATTGTCGCCGAGGATCGCCCCGTGCCGGCCGGAGGTCTCGACGAGATGGAGAGCGCGCCAGAATGATTCCGGCGGCGCGGCGTGCGCGGTCGCGGCAAGCGCGAGGAGCAAGGCGAGGCGCTTCATGATACCACCTCCTCGCCGATCCCGTACTCCGCGCAGGTCGCAGCGAAGTCGGACCCGTCGCACTCGAAGATCGGTTCGCCATTCGTCTCGAGAACTAACTCGCCGCAAGGCAGGAGCCAGAGCGTGACGCGGTAATCATCGGAGCCGACGTGCTCCGGGTGCTCGTAGGTGCCGACCTTCGTCGCGTAGGTGTCGTCGGTGGCGGCAAGCGCGGCGCGGATGCCGGCGCTGGGAATCATGTCGATGGGTGTCATTGTCGTTGTTGGTTTTGGTTTTGGTCGAGGGCTCAATGGAGCCCTCCGCGTGGGAAGGCTCGATGAGGTCTCAAACCTCGAACGCGGCGCGGATGCCGCGATGACTCAATTGGAATTGATCATTGTCGGTCCAAAGCTCTCCCATTCCCTTTTTCTGCAAGCTGGTGAGCAGACCGCCAGCCGCCTTGCGGCGAGAAGCGGACGAGCCCTCGAAAAGATCCATCGCCTCGTCGATTCCGCCGTTGCTGAAGTTGTCGCTGATCTGCGTTTCGAGGTTGTCGTAGTTGAGGCAGATCTTGAGGAACGCCTTTTCCTTCTCGGTCAAAAAAGCGGCATCGGTCTGGGCGCTGGAGGTCAGGATCGTGGAGGTCATTGTCGTCGTTGTTTTGTTGGTTGGTCGTTGCTGAACGACGCAGACCCAATCCGAACCGAACCGCTTTGCCAAGACCAAAAGCGAAAAAATCTCCTGAGCTTTCGTAAGTCGCGCATTTGCAGCGAGTTACGCGTGACGAAAAAAGGGCGTCAGATCTGAAACTTGTTCAAGATCTCGCGCCGCCTCGCGCATCCTCCGCAACTCTTGAGCTCTGTTCCCGCGACCGCGTCGATCACTTCTGCGACCGGCTCGGCAAATCGCGCCACGATATCGCCCAGCCCGGTGCGACGATATGTTCGCGTGAGCTCTCGAAATTTCTCGCGCTCGATCTCGAAGAATCCGTCTGCGGCGTAAGCGCCCGCGGCCTCGAATTTCTCCTGCGGGATTTTCCGAAGTCGGCAGAATTCAACTATCGCCTCTTTTGCAATGCGCATGATCATGTGCAATACAGTTGGACGAGGAACGACCAAAGCGTGCCGGTGCCGCCATCACAATTAGGGATCACCTCAACCTTCATTGTTGTCGTTCCTTGTGGGATTGAGACTTCGCCTGAGTTGAACGTCCCTGCGATGCAGCCGGTATCGTAAAGCACAGTCGTGTCAGCCCAGACCTTGAGTTGATCTTTGACCGTGATCATGTCTCCGCTTGCAACGAAAACCGCATTGTTCCCGACCGCGTTAAAGTTGAACGTCAGCGAAAATCCTTCGTCGCCTCCGCTATCTTCGACCTCGATCAGTCCGCAAAAGCATCCGTGGTAGCACGGGTCGATAGAGCAAAAGCCGGAGTAAACCGCGCCCTCGTTCCAATAATCATGCGGCTGTGCCAGCAGCGAAGGCATCAACTTGCGGCTAGAAAAGTGTACGTCACGGCAGATCCGTTGACGCAGACTTGTAGATCAACAGGACCGTATCCTGTCGGAATTCCTCCGGGGCCTGAGCCGTCGATCACGATTCGGCCTTGCGAGTTGTAGACGTTGACGCCGTTTTTTCCGTACATCGTCATCATCAAATCGACGAGCGCGTTGTGCTTCTCGGCTAGTTCGCGAAACGCCGCCGGTATCTTCTCAACTTTGAGATCGTCGCCCTGTGCCATGTTACTGCGCCGGCACGAGCCGGATTCTTCGGACGTAGATGTTGCCGAGCCAGCGTTCGCGGATGCACTCGGCGATCAAATTTGAGTTCGTCGCAATCGCTGTCGCGTATTCGGATGAGTTCGGAGCCGTAGCAGTTCCGGTTGATAGATAGGATACCGAATTGCCTACAGAATCAACCGGAGTAAATTGAGCCATCGCCGGCAGATCAACGTCGATCTGCGTCACGCTTGTTAGCGCATAATCGTTTTGCAGCATCGACGGAATCACGATTGTTTCCGGTTGAGATCTTCCTTGATCCGCTCGACGAACCCATAAGCCACCGCTCGAGAAAGTCCCAGTCCCGGGCAGGATCTTACCGACGCCGACGTAAAGACCGCCGGCGGTTCTATCGTTTGCCGTAGTGAAAAGGTTCACCCGATAGCTGATGGAATTTCGCGTGTAGCTTCCGTCGAGATAGATCCGATCACCGGCCGAAACATTCGACGGCGTGTAAGGGATCGTGTAGTAAGTCGGCCACTCGGTCGGCGCGCTTGAAAGGTACCGCGTTCCGATTGAGATCGGCACAATGTATCCCGGATAGTTGAACGGGAAGTCCTCCCGGTCGAACCATGTTGTCGGGACCGCCGCCCATTGCCGCTCGAAGGACAGCATCCCTCCGCTCATGTCGCGGAAGTTGTCCTCGGCGACGAGGAAGTAAGTCGTCGTAGCCGGAACGCCGTAGGTGACGGGTCCGGCGCTGTACACGGTATTGAGCGTGAGCGGCGTGTAATAGGAGACGGCGACTTGATGCGTCTGTCGAAAAACGATCTTTGCGTTAGGCTCTGGAAGGACACGTTCCCAAACCGGGAGCGAAGCGGTCACGGCGACCGAGAACGCTGGCTGGCTGGCTGACTTGTAATAGGTGACGCTCATTCGGTGTTCACGGGAATCAAACTCGCTTTGATATCCTTGAGATGTTTTTCGCTGTCCTTCAGCACCTTGAGTTGAGCGCTGAGCGGATTTCTTTCCGTAGCAGTAAGCAGCTTAAGTCCCGACCGCAATTTCTCGGCTCGCTCCATGCTCTTCTCTGCCGACCCATCAAAGCCTTCCGCTCGCTGACGCCGCGCTTGATTCTCAAGGCGAAGAATTTCTCGAGCTGTTGCCTTGGTGCTTTGCGTGATTCCTTTCCCGCCTTGTGCTAATTCTGATACCGTAAAACCAGATCTATCCAGACGAGCATCGCGCAAAGATGCACGACCTTCCGTAACTCGATTTTGAGCATCGCGCAGCGCCTTCGCGTTTTTGATCTGCGCTTCCGCGGCGCGTATGTTGTCTTCAACGATCTTCTCCTGCGTGCGCTGAATCTGCCGGTCGAGGTCGAGGATTCGTTTCTTGCGTTCGATCTGATCCTCGTCGCTGCGGACGATGTCGTCGGCGAGACTTGCCTCGAGGTCGATCCGCTCCATCACGGCCTCGCGGAGCGCGTCTTGATTGTCCATCTGCTCGCGCTCGAAGTCGCGGCGGCTGCGGTCGAGTTCCTGCTGCGCCTTGGCGAACGATTGCGTGTCGCGCTCGAGTTGCTGCGAGTGCTGCTCGTCGGCCTTTGCAACGGCTCGTGTTAGCTTCTCGATCTCTTCCATCACGAGCGCCCGTTCCTTCGCGATCTCGAAAATTCGCTTCTCCTGCTCCTTCGTCATCTTACCGACGGCTACAGTCGTGCGGACTTGGAAGTTTGCGCCGAGCGTCGTGGTCTCGACTGGTTTTGCTGCCGCTTCTTGAATTGCCGCAGCCTCGCGAGCGAGGCGTGCATCGGTCTCGCGTGCCTTGGTTAGATTCTGTTCGTCAGTCCTTCGCGCAGCAAAAATCCGCTCGTAGATGGAAGCGGTCTCCGCCGTCGTTTTCTCGATGTCTTTTGCGTGGTCCGCGGCCTCCTTGAAACCTTCGGTCAACTTATCGACGAGAGATTGCACGCTCTGAATCCCGAGCCCTTGAAGTAGTCCGCGGAAGACATCGCCGGCACCGAAAGCGCGGTTGAGCTTCCGACCGATATCATCGCCGGCGCGCCCGACGTCGGCAGTCGCCTTCGTGAGCGCGGCATTGAGTCCTGTCGTATCAAGCCCGAGCTTGGCGGTGATCTCGGAAAGGAAAGCCATCGTTCAGCGGGTGTTCAGTTCGCACAAGAACTCGTTCGTGATCGCGTCGCTCGGCGACCAATCGTTGAAGTCTTTCCCCTGCTCGCGAGCGGCGATGTATTTGAGATACTGGAAGAGCTCGGCAAGCGGCGTGTCGAGGATCGCGTTTCGGTCCCATCCGGTCTCCTTGGCGATCCGCATCACAAGCGGAACGAGAAAGCACGTTCCGAGCGGACGTCGTTCGCCCGGTTCGGCGCTGCCTTTCGGCGAGTCTTGAAAGATGCCGTCAACGTAGTCGCGGACTGCCTCGACGCACTTGTCGAAATTCTGCGGACCGAGCCGGCGAAACATCCGGTCGCGCCGCCGGCGGTTGCCCCATCCCTGCGTTCCGTCGTTCTCCGCGTGCAAGACCCAGAGAAACGTCGCGAGATGCACCGGCTCGACCTCGCCGGGGCAAACGAAAGGCGACTCAATGCCGTTCAAGATCAGAAGATCCCGCGCCGTCATCGGCCGGATCTCCTCGCCGCAGATAGAAACCGGCAACGTGAGGAACGCTTGCTCGCGCCGAGCTTCCTCTTTCGCCCGCGATTCAGCAAAGCGGGGCGCGTACTTCTCTCGCCATAGTTCGTCGGGTGCCATCGCGGCGCTCCATGTCGGCCACCGCTGACGTGAGCGCAAGCCGCACGAGCGACAGCCGCAGGCTTTAGATCTCCTCGCGGAGCGTGAGCGTCTGACGCTTGACCTCGCGATTGCCTTCCGGCTGCGAAGCCTGCGTGACGACAAAGGTCACGCTGGTGCCGTTTTTGATCGAGACGTTCGTGTAATCTCCGCGGCTGACAAAGGTCGTCGAGGTCGTCGCAAGTTGCGCGGTCGCCGTCGCCGTGCGCGGCTCGGAGATCAGCACGAAACCGTTCGGCGCTCCGAGTTGATCCTGACGGTTAATCTCGAAGGTGCCTTCGGTCGGCTCAAAGCTCTCGAGGATCGCCGAGCCCGTTCCGCCACCGGAAAAGGTGAACGTCACGACGCGGGAGCCGTAAGGGAAAGTTGTCGGATAGACGTAGGGAATGGGCATGACGGGAGGTCTTTAAGTTGTTGGAATTGTCAAACTGTCGGAACGACGCTCGGAAGGATGCCGTACTCGAAGCGAAACCGAAGCGAAGTCGTGTCCTCGCGGTCGCCCTCCGGGTCGCGGACTGAAACCCCGGAGCCGGTTTCCTGCACGTCGAGCGTCGTGTACCAAGTGACCGCGGGAGAAACGAACTTCTGCGCCTCGCGGGAAAAGAGGTAACGCACGCGCCCGCGGATTGTGCCGTGATTCTGCGACACGGTCGCCGTGCGCTGCGTGATCACATCCACGCGAACTGTCGCGAAGCGGTGTGAGTAATACCATTCGCCGTTGGCGTAGGCCATCTGCGCGGAGGCGCGGCCAACCTCCTCAACCTCGATCTCGAGGCGAGGCGAAGTCGCGAAGCTGACGCTCTGCGCCGGCAGGATGTTCGCGGTCGGGACAGTCGTTCCGCCGTTTTGCAGGACGGTCAAGACGGTCGAAACCCAGTTGCCCTCCTCGTTGTAAAGTGCGGCGTAGGTGCTCATTCGTTCGGTTCGGCTGAACTTGTAGAAGCAAAGGAAGCGCGTCGTGTCTTTCCGCCAGACATTAGGCGACGCAATTCACTCTCAAGCGAGATGCGTCGAGACTGCATCGCAACGCGAACGACTCTCTCGGCGTAATTCGGAATCTTGATCGAACCGTTTTTCGCAACGATCTCGAGGCGGTTTTGCGTTGGCGGAATGAAACTTCCTTTTGCGTACCCAGAATGACGCCGAATCCATCCCGGTAAAGTAAGCCCAACTCCTTCCGCCGCTTTGAGCCATCCGGCCTTGGCGAGTCCAACGCGCTTTTTTACTTCACGGACGTAGCGGTTGTACGCGACTCGATCTGTCGTCATCACATAGGTTTTTCGCCTCACTCTTCCGTAAGCGTTGCGCCATCGCGTATGATCGGAAGGATTAAATGTCTTCACGATCCAGTTCCGCTTATCCATTGAGCGAAGCGCCGCCTGCAATGTCTCGTTATCCTTGCGGCGAATCAGTTCGCGCATCGGCAAACGCACTTCCTCTTTCGCTCGAGAGAACGAATCCTGATCTAATAGCCCGACCGCCTTTTGTATGTCAGCCTCGACGGCTTTTGCTCCTTGCCGCTTGTTCTTCGGAGGCGTGAATTTTATCATGTCGCGCAGGAGCAATCTCATTTCCTCGCGCAAAAGTTGATCGGCGTCCGCCTTTAGTTCGCGGACAAAACGATTGAGGACATCGCGGTAACGCGCCTCGTTCATCTGAAACGTGAGCTTCATTGCAGCGGCCGTCGCAGGGTGTACTCATGCCATTGCTCGTCGGTGTTCGGCTTTACGATTTGCCACGTCGTCGAATCGAAGACGCGGTAGATGTAGGAGTTCGCCGCGATGCCGGCCGTAATCGAGACCCGCGGGATGCAGAGCGTGATCTGCCGCTCGTCAGCAAACCCGGTCGTCTCCATTATCACGTCCCGATCGGTCTGATTGAAGACGCCGTAGTAGGTCGTGCTTGAGAAGACAAAAGCTTCCGACGCGGTTCCGTCAGGTCCGCCAATCGACAGCGCGTCGATTCCGAGTTGAGTCGTGTCAAAGTCCTTGAGCGCCATACCTAGGCGGAGATTGTCACAACTCGCGATGCCGGCGTGAAGTGATCGTCTTGCGCGCACCCGGAGGGAACGTGCCAGAATGATTCGCGAACCGCGCCGGCAATCACGCACGGCGCCGAGTTTATCGCGAAGACCTCGGCCGCATCTCGCAGGAGCCGCGGGAGGTCGGCTTGCGACCGTGCGCGCAGGATGTCGGACGGATCGACGCCGGCCTCGATCAACCGCTTTGCCTGCGCTGCGTCGGCCAGAATGACGATGCGCCGGGATGCCAACCGCCGGCACTCCTTGAGCAGATCCGAAAACCGGAAGTGCCGCATCTGCGAGTAACCGAACGGCGCGAAGATGCAGACATCTGAGGTCAAGCCGTAGTCCTCGATCCGGCCGTTCTCCTCGATCAAGTCGAACTCCGGTTTGCGATGCACGCCGGCAAACTCGGGATAGATGCCGAAGACGTACTCGCCCCAAGCCTTCCCGCTGCGTCGGAAGTCGTCGTAACGGTTCGGCCAGATCTCGAGCTCGTAGATCCGGTCGTAGTTCTGGCACTCGCGTTGCGCCGGCAGGCTCGGCTTGACGTAGGAGACCGCGCCGAAAATTCCGACGTACTGCGGCAGGCACTCGATGAAAACCTCGTGACCTTGACCGGCGAGATGCCGAGCAATCGGCAAGATGCGGACGATGTCGCCGAGGCGCTGGTGGTAAGCGAGGCAGATTTTCACCGCTGGAAAATCATGGTCAGGATGTTCGGGTGCTTGCCGTTCCCGACCCGCACGTCGTCTTCCGGGTTCCCAACGTAAACCGGATAGTAGCCGACATCATCGAAGGTCTTTGCGAGAGTCTCCGGCGTGAAGTGCCAGAGATGTTCGCCCGGCCGGCGGTGCTTCCACTCGGCAAACCATGCCGCCCCGAAATACGGATGAAACCAAGGCACCGAGACCATGACCGTCTCGGGTTGCCAGCCGCGCCGGAACGGAAGGAAATCGAAGTGCTCAAGCGAATCGAAGAAGGTTACGAGCTCCCAGTTCTGCCGG